ATCTATTTCTAATATTAGCAGTATTTTTGCGTATAAAACACTGTGTTGTAAATCCCATAGTTATTCCTCCTTCCCAACTTTAACATATCCGTTTTCAATGCACCAGCACAACATATCGTATGCTGCATCAATGAGTTCTTTACTCTCTGTAATCTTATAAGGTTCCATATACAAGCATGTATAGCTATCTGCAAGTTTTTGGATGGTAAGCACTTGATTGCCGATGAAGCAAGGCAGCTTATCGAGAATATCCTGCAAGGTGTAAGTTGTACGACAATAGTCGTAATTCGTATCGGCATCCAGAGAGGTTACAACCATGTTATCTGGATCTGATTCACTCCACTCGAAACACATGCTCCCATCGCTCGTATCAAACCCAATCTTCTGCAAATGTTTCATCTGTTCAACTGATAACACCTGTTTCATTTCTTTTCCTCCTCCATTTTAATCTCTGTTATTTTACCACGATTGACAAAGCGCTGGTCCATGTTTGGGTTTTCATAAGCTATATCGCAAATGATTTCTGAACTATCATCGCACTCATTTTGTAATGAGCACTCATCACATATTCCAACGCACAATTCATGCAACACCCCGTCTATTATTATTCCGTTCTTTATTTCCATAATCAAATACAATTTCTCATATATGTTTTCCTATCAATCATACCGTTTTCTGATTCTTCTACCAAGTCAAAGAATGTATTAGCATAACAAACATGCTCGTCTATCATTATACATATTCCATCAGACGGATAATATTCACATGAAACATTATCATCCCAATCTATATGTTTTTGTGCTTCTTTGGATATATCATCACAAGCAATCATATACTCTATGTATTTATTAGATGCTTTTCTTATTTTGTCAAATATATTTCCTTTCATAGCTTTTCAATTACTCAATATATAAAACAATCCCTCTATGTATCATATCTTCCAATTCTCTTTCCGAAAACTCATTGAATGTATGTTTATCCATAGTGCAAAAATGATACCTTACAGATTGCTTTTCATAATTGATGTTTTTATGATAATCAATCATTACATCACTTATAACCGCCTCAACAATCTTACCGTTTACAACAAAAGAAAAACGTGTTCCAATATCATAACATACCTTCTTAAACAAAAGAACTTTACTTTTATTCATTTTCAATCTCCTTTTTCTTTGGGTTTAACTACGATAACTTGTATCTCAAAAGGATTCTTGATTTGTTCTCTAGGTATTTTTCGTATAGCCCTTACAATATCAATTATTTTATCAGGTAGTTCTTCATTATCCATATTAATCTCCTTTCTGTTTAATTCGTTCAAGTACATCTCTGTTGGCTTCGAGTATCTCGTCAAAAGAAGGGATGGACATCCACATGTCACACTCGTAGTCGTTCCAATCCTCAAATTCAAATCCTCCGTCTGTCGCAACGTATGGCGATCTCCCGGATGAAACAACGATATAGCCACTAACAATCGCTCCATTTGATACCATTCTGCAAAGGACAAGCTTGTTTGGTTCCGGCAACCGTTCCTTAACGCTTATCCACGGTGATTGCTTCGACTGCCATTCTGCACCAGAAATAAAGTCAACAATGCAGTACGGTTCACAATGACGCTGCCTGTTTCTGCAATCATTGGAATATTCCCTTGCTGCTTCTTCTACCGTCTGTTTCATATCAAAATACTATTTTAAAATCGGCATTTATAACTAATTGGACACCACTTAAAAAGGGGGTGTCCTTACCTTTTTGTTAAACACATATCTTTTCACCAATTATCATTATCTATTGACATGCCTCTTTTAATAGCACTTATCATAGAGTTAATATAATATTTGCTATAATTATGGAATCGTCTTGTAGCATTAAATATTTTTTCTTTATTAAGCATTTCATTACCCATATTTGCCATTTCTTTATATAATCTATTCTTTTCTTTTCCTTTAGCTACATTTTTTCGCTTTGTCAATTCCTCATACTCTTTTTTTGCAGAATAATAAGCTAGACTATCTCTCCGATATATAGAATCCATTTCATTGTAAAAATAATAATCAAATTGATAATCTTCTTTCGTATATTCCTCCATACGATTAAAAATAATCGCAGTTACGTAATCTGTACGTGTTGTTTCTGTAAGCAATTTATTTTGTTTCAATTTTATGTCACTGATAATATATCTATATTTATTATCCTTACAGTTTATTGTAAGCCTAAATAACATACTAGTGTTATTATTAAAACTCTTATCAAATGTGTGATTATATTCACTACTAGAAACTTGTAAATTAGATTTTCCGTATGCTATAATATTATATCCAATATCATCATCTAATTCTTTATTAAAATCGGTATATAATGTTGCTAGAAGCTGTCTTGCGTTAACAAACAACTGTTTGGCTGACAGGTCAGACTGAATAACCTCGGTAATATCATGCGTATTTTGAGCATAACCAAAAGAAGATATAAGTATAAAAAGTGTAGGTAATAATATTTTTTTCATAATATATATTTTTCAAAACCAAGAACAAATATATAAAACTATAAAAATATTCCATTGAATCAAAGTTATTTTTACGTAATCTTAACTATTTAAGCGGATCACGTCCTCTGTTTTTTTACTTTTTCTTGTTCTTCTTTCAGCATTGCTCTTAGACCATCCATAAACTCATCAGGGATATCTATTGGTAATATATTTCCGTCTTTATCTTTCACAATATATTTGTTTTTCTTTTTATGTTCTTTAGATTTTTCTTCTTTATTGCTCATTCAAATATCCTCCTATGCTACATTTAATTTGTATTGCAAAAGTAATCTAAATCTGTCAGAATCACTAAGTTTTCTGGTATTAAATCTAAAGACAAATTCATCTACATAGCGTTGCATATATTTCTTGCTTATATGATAATATGTGGCGTATATCCTCTTGAAAACAGACCAAGCGTTTTCTATCGTATTGGTAGTAATCATCACCGTTTCTTTATTATCATTGTAATAAGTAATACCATAATATTTATGCCCGTGATCTACAGATATTTGGTTGTACATTTCGGATACTTCGCCATAATCCCATCCATCAGTATATATTGTACTTCCTTCTTCAACATACTTTCTTATAATTGGAAGCAGCTTGGATGAACCTGTTCCGCTTACTACTTTGGCAACCAAATCCCCATTTCTGCCTATTAGTCCAAAAACAGGAACTTTGTCTTTAAAACTTCTCCCCTGACATCTCTCCACTTTTTTATCCTTATGTCGGTTTGCATTTTTTCCACCTGCAAATGATTCATCAATCTCAACTTCTCCTTCAAGGCTATAATCATTCTCTCTTGCCATAGCTTTCCGAACTTTATGTAGCATGTGCCATGCAGTTTTTTGGGAAACACCAATATCTCTAGATATTTGGCAGGATGAAATACCTCTCTTATTACATGTGATCAACCATATAACATAGAACCATTTCATAAAAGAAAGGTTGCTGTTCGCAAAATATGTACCAGTTCTTACAGTAAAATATCTGTTTGTGTTCTTACATTTATACTTATGATTTTTACATTTATAAACCTTGGATGTAGGATCAAACGGAGAAACAACCTTGTCACCCCATCTTACATGCTCAAGCGTTTGAATACATATTTCCTCAGACGAAAATTTCTGAGTAAACTCTAGAAAATTCATTGACTTCTTCATACAGCCTCCTTTTCTTTGATTCTTTTGCAATATAATAATAAAAAGTTAAATATGCAAATAAATACAAAGAAAAGAGGCTATGTAATGCCATAATATTTATTTTTATAAAATACAATCATTTAAAATGAAATAAATATTATGGAAGAAATTACTAAAAGTAAAAAAAATGTATATTCTTATTTGACAAACGAATGGCATAATCCTTTAAAAGACCAAGTTGTACTACATGCTATTCATATAATTTTGAATAAACCTTTTGAGCCTAAAATAAAAGGAGTATCTCCATTTTATATATCCTCAATAACTTCAAATTTACTAAGAGAAAAAGGCGTTATCATTAATCCAACTTATGATATAGGAAGTTGTAGTATTATGATCCATAAGTTAGTTTGCTCTTTATGTCATGATAATGCTTCATTTCTTTCTGCAATTGAATCCGAATCTGAGAAACTTTGGATAGAGTTTTATCAAGATCTTCTTCCAAACATGCCATAACATTTCCATAAGCACCTGTTTTATTATCGTAAACAACAAGCAATGTTCCTTTCATAAATCTATTGCCTTGTTTATCTTTGTGGAAATATAGTTTATCTATTTTTTCCACAAACTTTCTATTTCTCCAATCTCTGTACATTTTGAATAAATTTTTCATATATCTAGTGTTTAATTGGTTATAAATGCCTTATGTTTTGCCAGTAAAAAGGAGAACAGGGAAGCCGTACTGACTTCAGCTTGTCGGAAGGTAGCTACTCCGTTCCTATCCCTGTATGAAGCAAATGTAATACTATATAACGATATTAGGAAATATTATGTGTTAAATTTTTGTAATGGTTTTCATTTGTTCATTAATACCATATATTATACAAGGCAAACACCATATAATCAAATGTATTCTTAAATATTTCATAATTAACATTCAGACAAGACCTGTAACACAATAAGCCATACAATGACAATCATCAATCGTCCAACATATTTCCACATATAGCTTTCATTAACATAGCAAAAACAATTCCAAAAAGCATAAATTCACTCCTTTCTAACATTATTGTCACCCACCTCATTGCGCCCTTTAACGCATCAGTTGTAGACCTGTAAAACATATCTACAAAGAGAACCATCCGTTCACCTTTTATTATCCGGTACATGAAGTCTTTTTCTCCTGTGACCTCTATTGTACAGCCCTTGTAAAATGTGACATATTTATTTCTCATACGACAAATATATATATTATTGGTTTTCCAACAACTTTTTATTAACTTTTATTAAGCGTTTTTCCCAGTCGTTCAGATTGTCACCCGTCTTAATTTTCTCCATAACCGAAGCTATATCAAAAGATTTACATTTTTCATACAGATCACTCATTGTCGTTCCTTGTATGATAACTCCGTTCTTTTCCCCGGAAAAATATCCGTCAACACTCTCTATTACGTCCCATTTTCTCCCTTCTAGGATAGCTTGTTTATTGTTCGTTCCCATTATATCAAATCGTTCAAATCGTTCAAATTATTAATCAATGTAATAGGATATTTTTTTCGTATTGCATCAAATCGTTTTTTATCCTCATTCGTCATGTCTTCGGAAGCATCCCATTCGTCCAACATGAAAATATCAATATCTCCTTCATATCCATCATTGTCATTCAGTTCAATACAAATATGTGGATAATAATTCATATCAAGACCTCTATCTTCTGGAAGTTCAAAACCGAGATCATAGTAGAACTCATAAAACACACACGTTTCGTCTATCGCATGATTTTCATTGTAGTAATAAAGATCATTCGCCTCAGAATGCAGCAACAAATTCCACAAAGCACTATAAGTTATTGGCTTTAAATCGCAAACATCATTTGAAAAATGTTGCCTAACATACGCATATCTATCTGGGTTTTCTCTGATAATATCTCCCCAACAGCCAAGTTCGTTTTCTATTTCTTTATGTGTCATAATTGAAAAAATTTTATTATACAAACTCTATATCATTCAGATTAATCGGATAAACTTCATAGACTACCACCTGATCAAATTCCCTATATTTATTTTTTTATTCAAAATGTTTGCCATCAATTTACAGTTATAAGAATCACATAATTCAATTAATTCAATAGATGGAACTTCAAATACTTCTATCGTATAAAATCTCTTATCCTTATTAATTCTATAAGAAAACATAGATATCATTTGTTCCTTAATGCCAACTTTTCGATATATACGTAAAAATAACGTTCATTCCGCCTACGATCAATAGTTATGCAGCTAGGTACGTCGTTTCGTTTTAACGTATCGTAGTCGTTTGCGTGCTCTCTTACAAACTTAATCAATTCGGGTGTATTTATGTACATTTTGATTATGTTTTGTGTCCTGGTGCCGTTATAATACGCTCGTTTAACCTGTTTTTCGGGTAACTTGTGCCCGTCATAGCTTTTCCAAAACTTGATATTTTCCCTGATAAAATCCAATGTATTAATACTTCTACTAGCTTTAAACGTTCCTATCTTAATACTTTCGTTTTCAAGGATAGGATATAATTCTTTTTGTAAATTTTGTTTTCTCATTGTAATAATATTTATTTATGTTTATAATCTCCAGCATAATCGTGCCATATTCTATAATCGTAATTATATTTAGTCGCTTTACGTTTTATAGAACGACTGTAAGTAGGAGAACCGTCAAGTATATAGCTTAATTCTCTCTTTAAAACCGCTCCGATTAGCGGATAAACATCTAAATAATGGCCATCACATTTACTTAGGTCTATTACTTCGTTCTCTAGGGCACGTTCTAAAGCCTTATCCATTGCAGATATAACACTTTCTTTGACAAAATTGTACTTTTCGATAAATTCTTGTTTTTCCATAATACTATTCATTTAGATAATTTGTTAAGTTTTGGTAATACCCACGATTTTAGGTATAATTCCAGGCGTTCCCTAATATAGTTTGCCGTTTCTTCGTCAAATGTAGGGCATTCTCTAGGAATTATTGGCCTTTGGAATATACTCGTTTCATTTTTTATAATCTTGTTCAATTTTTCAGTTATTTCTTGTGTTTCCATTGTTGCATTATGTTTTATAAGTCATCATAAAAGTTTAATTGCTCTCTAATAAATTGGATATGTGTTTCTTGCTCATTCAACGGCAAAGAATATAATTCTTTGTAAAATTCGTTTTTACTCACAATTTTACACTTATTGTCTTTGCAATACCTTTCAAAGTCCTTTTCCGTGCCGTTCCCGAAACTGAATGCTTTTTTGATCTTTTCGTTGCACCAAACGGAGTATCCACCGTCTTGTATTGCGTCTTTAATGGAATTGTACGGGCGGCCTGTTAGGCAATTGCTGAAACTGTTAATAGTAAATTGTACCATAATTATATTGTTTTTGATTGATTAATAGGTAAGTTCCGCCAATATATCCGCATTGAATACGGGTAACTGTTTTGCGTATCGTGTACGCCCGTCTAGGGGTGTTTCCGTAATGGTTAGCTCTAGTAATTTGTATATTGGTGTATTCCAGATAGGTTTTTCTAGGGCTTCTATTTCTTTGTACCGGGGCGAATCTATATATATACCTTTTGGACCGTGGTAAAACTGTTTAAAAAACGGGTGATCTTTATGTCTGCATACTAAATGATAACTTATGTGTTTATATGCTATATCCTTTACCGTTTTTGAGGCCGATTTACAAATATATTGGCTACCTGTTTTGCTGTTTTTTACTGTTACTAGTATTATAATGTTTTTTGTTTTTATGGATAATATATCGGTATTGATTGAGATCTTTCAATAGAAGGCTTTATTTTGCCTTCTATTGGCGTTTTTGGATGGAGTATTGCACACCGTCAAGTATATATTTTGCGTGCTCTTTAGCCGCTTGCTGTTTTTCTTGTCTGGTGGGTATTATTCCGTCGTACTTGTATAACAGTTTGGCGGCCTCTCTGATTATAGTTTTCATTGTGCTGCAATTTGCTAGGTGTTCTATTGATGGCTGTATGCCCTTGTTTGCCTTCTTAATTATGCAATTTTGCAGCCATGTTGTAATATCGTATATTTCCCGCGTATTGCGTATATACATTGCAAGCAAATTAGGTATGTCGTTTCTTGTTTCCATAATGTCACGTTTTTAAATTGTTATTGTTTCTGTTTTTCTACATAGTCTGTTACCCGTATGGATAGATACAAGCAACCTAATAGTATTAATGTTTCGATCATGCTGTATATTTTTAACAAAACGTATCAAATATTTATTACAATTATTTACCAAACTAATATTGTCAAAGATATTCTTATATTCGTTATAAGCATAACGACATACAGAAATAGAACGTTTTAAATTAGTTCTATTACCTGTTTCAAATTTACGTATATGTACGTATGTTGCAATATTTATTAACAAATCCTTAGCTTGTTTTACTGTTATTATTTTAATTTTTGTAAAAAGTCGTTTAAATCATTTTCTGAATAATCTAAATAATTAGGTTCTGGATAGCTGTTTTCGGATAACCAATCACAAACAATATCGTACAACTCATTGTCTAGCCCGTTATCGTTAATATATTGTTGCGCCGTGTCTGCAATTATGTTATATTTCGTCTCGGTATAATATTGTCCTAAATAATAAAAATCTAATATATTACCCGCTATAATTAACTCGTACAATTCTTTTGCAGGTTCTCCAAAAATAAACGCGTTTTCACCGTTCCAGGACGTTTTTTCATGTACTATATTTTCTTGGTAATATTCTTTAAAGTAAGATATTATAACCTTGTCCAAAAACGATCCTCCGTAATTTGTGTATGAGAAATTAAGGTATATATTACTGTGTTTTTCTTTTGCTTCTTGAACCAAACTTTCAGACGCTACGTATGTATATTCTTTTGAAAAATCTACTAGGTTATTATTTGTTATCATTGCTATTTTTTACTTTTGATTTCTCCAAACTATATAATCATTATCACTTTCAAAACACATATAACCGCCAAAAACCTTAACAACATGTGCGGGGGTAAACGGGCAATTTTTAATCGCCCGATACCGTGTTTCAACTTGTGCAAAAAACGTTCTCATTGTTATTTTAATTTAATTGTTTATTGTTTTACTTAATTCACGTGCAAAACGCTTAATCATTCTTTTGCGTTGACTAAAATCGTAATTATAATACAATTTTTCCCACCGTTCGCACACTTTGCGCGCATTTTTGTTTTTCGTCCCAAATGGTGCATAGCCCGTGCAAATAGCTATATTATTATACGGTGCAGGTAATTCGAAAACATTAGCGGCCCATCCTTCTACACGTTCGGTGTGTCCGACTTTTGTAAGGTAATTTTGTATGTACTGTATTTCGCAATATCCTAATAATATTACATTTTCTTTGCCATAAATACGGTATATTTCTTTTCTTGTTGTTTTCATAATTCTATAAATATTTAAATTGTTCGTTATTCGTTTTATTCTTCTTCTTCTGTTTTAACTTCGTTTAATACTTCTGAAATTGCTTGGCCTAACAGATAACAGCGTATTGTAACGTCGCACGCTTCTGCACCGCGTCCCAAATAATTCATATCACACCCGAAATCCGTTAACGCCTCCTCTAACAATTCAAAATTGTGACACAGGTATTCCTCGGCCGTCCACGCGTTAAAGGTATAAGATCCCGATGCATTCCCCGTTACGCTATCACATGTAAATAGTGTATCATTAAGATCTTGTTCCACTTCGTCCCGGTTTTCGGAGGTTACTACTATATTGTTTTCGTTGATATAGTTTAAAACATCCTCTTTAACCGCTGCAAAATAATCGTATCTTTCCATAATTGTAATTTTTTTTAATTGTTCGTTATTCGTTTTTGTATGATTTTTAATATTAAATATTTTCAGTGTAGACATAATTTCCTGTATTCACTTCTACAATTGACACGGTGCCGCCCTTGTAGTCGGCAAAATAGGTTGTATTGTCGTGCCTGTTTGCTTCAATCCATTGCATGCAACATTCGTATGTACTGTTTATATGCTTGCAATTGCTTGCTGTATCGTCGTTAAAAACCACGTCGTAAACTTGTTCGCAATTGGTTTCGGTTTCTTGTTTACAGTCGGTTGTAACGGGGGTGTCGGTGTTAAACACTTGCCATATATTACACCAGCCCAGATCTGACACGATCAAAAACTGCATGCCACTTATAACCAATGTGTAATACTTGCTTGTATCGTCAAAATTAATGTGGTACTCAGTGTATTCGTTAAACGCTGCAATATGTGTTTTATATAGTTCTACTTTAAACACCCCTATAAGGTTGACTATATACTAGGTATTCTATCTTTTCGTTATCCGATTGCAATTCCTTATTATAATACAACCGACTAGTATATACACATTCGCTAACCGCGCGCTTTAAATTGGTACGTTTCCCCGTATCAAAGTTACCGATATGCAGCAATGCAGTGTTGCCGTTAATCATGTTTTTAACCGCATGTCATATATCGCTTTGTCCTTCCGACACTGCAAATATACAGCGTTTTTGATTAGTTTGTATATTTTGTTAACATTCATTATAAATTAAGCCCGTTTTTTCCAAAATCAATACAGTTTATATACATATTTTAAATTAATATTGCATAATATTAATAGATCCGACCATGCAAGACCTATTTTAGCTTAATATTATGCTTAATTTCAATATTTTTCAATATTAATTTGTGTTAAATCTGTTTGTAAGTGTCTGATAATGAGGGAATTACGAAATTTTCGTAGATGTCACTTGTAAAGATATTTTATTTGTAAAGATTTCGAAATTCGATTGTCGTAGAAAAGAATTTATTTTTATTTACAAACGTTGAAAAACGGGATAGATAAACGTACGTAACTACCTGTAAATCAGTGGCATACCCCCTTTTCTAGAGTTTTCTATGTGGGTGTGTCGCTCTCGATAATTTTTTTTCTGAAATTTTTTTTCCCCCAAATTTTGCTCGGATGGCTGATTTTGCTGTTTGGAGGTGTATTTTCGGTAGTTTTCAACAAAATCGGATAAATCTTTACATAAAAAGTTACGAAAATCGTAGGTTTTTCGGTGTGTTTCGTAGGTGTGGTTGCATTTTTTATGTCTTTTTTTGCAGTATAAGTTATTGGTTTACAGTATTCTTCGTTGATTTCGTCGTTTTGATATGTATCTATACTAAATTACGTATGCATTTTTGGTGTTTTATGCTGTATGTGTCGTATATGTGATGTACGTGTATATGTATTGTAATAGAGTATATACGGTGTACGTGTATGTATATATTGTGTAAATATATTACCTTTAACATTTAATACGTAAATTAATAGGGGATTTTTTCGTATAGGGTTACGATTCAATTTTTTTTGACAATACTAAATATCTTGTTTTCAGCTATTTAACCACTAATTTTCGCGAGTTTTTTGACAAGTGTTGAAAAACGAAGAGTTTACGAAGTCTACGAAAAAACAACGAATTTCGTAGGTTTTTTACGAATTTTCCCGAATCAATTAGTTGCATATGCAACTATCGGTGTTGGGATTTTTTATTTTATGTTAAATTAAGTCAATTTTACATTTCTTAACGTATAAAATAGCAAGTAAATAAAAAATTATAGTTAAATCATTTTAACTAAAATTAGAAAAATTATTACAAAAATAAAAAATAACAACAATCAACATTTTTTACTTTTCCTGTTTAAAGCATACTGTGGACGTGAAAGTAAAAAATCTTGTGTAAAGAAAGATAAACTATCTTCTTTGACACGAATTTGTTAATCACGTAAACATTTGTAGTTAATTAATTTAACTATTTGTTTTCGTATTGTTTTTTGCGCTATATTTGCAGGTAAAATCAAGTAAAATGTGTGTGTAAAATATGGAAGAAGAAATAGAGATTAAACTTAGGTTGCCCGAATCAAGGCGTGTCGTATGCCTGTCCGATGCAATGCCCGACAGGGAACGTTGGTACAAGGGAATGAGGGTTCAGACACGGCTGTTCGGGTGGGTTACGCTCGTCAGCTTCAGGGACCGTCACTGCTGTCTTAAACTTGACGAGCCTCTGGAGGACGGAACAAAGGCTGTGTTCGTGTCGGAAGCGTCATTCATCAAGCGTGTGCCCGTACCTTTAACTGCAAAGTCTATGGCTGCACAGGTCGCTGGTGTCAGCGTGGAGGGTGAGGTGCTGGAGTACGAGAGGAAGATGAAGAGAAAATGGGAGAAGGAGAGGAAGCATATAGCGGAGATATGTGCAAGGTACGGGTATGTGCTTCCTTCCGAGTGGAAACGGTCGTTAAGGAGATTTGCTTCGTGGTGTGAGGGCCAGGTAAGGCAGTACGGTCATATCGTGGATGCCGACTATCTTATGCGGCATGACACGTCCGTTGTGGGCGGAAGGAGCGTGGATGATCTAAGGTTCGTGCCAGATGTGGATATGGTGGATGGGACCGGGGCGAACGGGAAGCCTTCCGCCGCTCGCGTTTCACGGTGCGCGCTCATGCCGGGAAGCATCGTCACCGCCATACGCAATGCAGGGAGCGAGATGGACAAGTCGGTGTCGTTGTGGCGGAACAGCTACTTCGTGAAGATGAGGCGTTTCGGGTACACGTTCAATACCTGCTGTGACGGTGCAAAGACACGTGACGATGCGTTCACATGGTTCAAGGACATTACCATACAGTACATGGCTGACCTTATAGAGTATTACGGGATAAGACGTGATTCCATCGTGTGCAGGAAACTGGAGCACATCTCGGACGTGTACTCTTCCCTTGACGATATGGACGCACGCCCTGACATATCAACGGACGATTATGACCTGTATCCCGTTGTAATGTTCGGGAAGGTTGTGGACCGGGATAAATCTCTGGACCAGGTAGAGAAAGGAGGGGAAAATGACTGTCGCTGAATCTGCAAAGGCTTCTTATGAATACATCCTTGATTCCGTTATGGGCAAGCTGGCGGACAAGGGCGGTGGTAGAGGATTCCGTAAAGCCAGGGATGAAGGCGAGTGGAAGCGTTCCATATCCGCTATGGTCGAGATGGATATAGCCGATGCGTGCAGGGAGTGCAATTTCAGACGCCACAGGAGCGGTTCTATCATGGCTTTTGACGGGAAGATATTCGTTCCCATGATGAAGGAGGATCTGATGCGCCTGTGCATGGATTTGTGCCGCATAAACGGTCTTAGCGAACTGTACATGACCGATACGAGCGAGCGTTTCTATCGTACCATTGTGAAGAATGTGACGCATGAGATATTCAATCCGAAGCGTAACTTCATCACGTTTGACAATTGTGTCCTTGACACGGAAACGATGGAAACGTTTGATTTCTCCCCTATGATAGAATCGTGCATACGTATCAATATCAATTATGACCCGTTGGCGCGCAGCCCGTTGTGGGAGAAGTTTCTGGACGATGTGATCCCGGTGAAGGACACACAGGATGCCTTGCAGGAGTTTGTGGGGTGTGCCTTTGTTGACAGGAAGAAGATCAAGATGGAGAAGATGTGTTACCTTCTCGGTTGTGGTAGTAACGGTAAGTCGGTGTTCTTTGACGCTGTTGTCAACGCGCTAGGGAAGGATAATGTTTCTTATATGGAGATGGCTGACCTGTCGGGTGACAAGTCTACGTGCGAGTACAATATAGCTATGATAAACGGCAAGCTGCTCAACTACGCTTCCGAGATGGGTGGGAAGGATGTGAGCGGTGGCAAGTATAAGAAGTTCATATCCGGTGAGCCTACTATGGCACGCCTTCCGTTCGGTGAGCCTTTCCTTGCCGACATGATGCCGCCTTTCATGGCTAACCTTAACAAGATGCCTTCCGTTTCGGACCAGACTTACGGTCATTTCAGACGCTCCCTTGTTATCCCGTTCTATCGTGTGTTCAAGGAATCGGAACAGGACAGATCTCTTCCGTTGAAGCTGTCAAAGGAATCGGCAGCTATCATAAACTGGATAATAGAGGGTGCAAGACGGTTTGTGAAGAACAAGGGTGAGTTTACGAGAAGTTATACGATAGAATCCGTTACGGAGAACGCAAGACGTGATTCCAACAGTGTCCTGTCGTATCTTTACGATTCGGGGTATGATTCTTCGGGAGATATTGAGGAATCGGCTATCCGTGACCGTGACTTGTATGTGAAATACATAGCATACTGCAATGACTGTGGCGTTAGACCTTACAGCAAGAGAAAGATGGTTGACATGATACGCCAGGAAGGCTATTCCGTTACTTCCGCGTGGAATGAGAACAGGAACAGATTGTTTCAGGTCGTATTAAGACGGAAGTATAATCCTGACGAATACCTTCTGCAACAGGCTGATGATATAATGAAGGAGGATTTGCCGTTTTAAGGGTGGTTTGTTCTATGATAAATAAATACCCTTTTTGTTTTGTTTATTGATGTATATTCCATATCTTTGCATAAAAAAGGAGATATGGAATATACATTTAATAATGTAAAAGTAGAAAGTGTTAAAGATGGATGGTTTAAATCGTCTGTTTTTAATGTGTTTATAGGAAGTAATTCTTTTAAACATACTGAATTAAACAGTCTTAATCAAGATAACATAATTCGTCCTAGTAAAAAGGGAAGAGGAAGTTGTGTCCTTGTTAATGGAGAATGTATTAAAGAATGGATATCTAAGTCTTATAGGCTTTCTTTGTTCGAGAAAAAGTTTTTTATACACGAGCTTTTTGTCCAAGGATTAGTTTCTGATTCTGATATATCTTTGAGAAAAATAGACGAAAGTGAGTTTTTCTTTGAATTGAAATCATTTATGGAATCATCTGGAATTAATTTTACGATAGAAAGGCAGTACCCTATAGAGCCATATTGTGTTGATATTTTAATTAATGAATCCATTATAGTTGAAATAGATGAAAACAGACATATTGGATATGATACAATTGATGAAATCAATAGAACCAACTTTTTAATAGGCAAGGGGTATAAGGTCATTAGAATAGACAACAAGGTTAATATTGGAAAGTTTATTGGCATAGTCTATAAATGTATTATGGATAATAATTTCGAGTTATATAAAACTTATTGATATGGATACATCTATTTTTGGTCAAAAAATAACTGTTTCTGATAGTGGAATGTATTCTGCTACGGATTTGATTAAAGCTGGTAATAATTGGCTTTTAAAAAATGGTAAATCTTTGTTTTCATGGCATGAGTGGCGGCAAAGCAATAATACAAGGGAGTTTATTGTAGAGTTAGAAAAAAAATATGGTACTGCTATTATCAGCGGAAGGGGTAGAGGACATCATACATGGGTTCATCCTTTTTTATTCTTGGATTTGGCGTTGGCTATAAATCCAAAGTTGAAAGTTGAGGTGTATGAATGGTTATTCGACAAACTTCTTGAATATCGTAATGATAGCGGTGATTCATTTAAAGAAATGACTGGTGCGCTGTATAATAATTGTTCCAATAAAAGCCAGTTCTCAAAAGCTATGTCTTTATTGTGCACTATGATAAAAGAAGAATGTGGTATAACAACAGATTGGCAACACGCAACAGAAGAACAGTTGTTGTATAGAGATAAGATTCATGAATATATATCTCTTATGTGTGACATTTTTAAATGGAATAACAATGAAGCTGTCCGTGTTGGTTTGTTGAAAGCTAAAAAATGGAAGGATAATAGGTTGTCTGTTTAATATTGTTTAACTGTTATTGTTTTTACCATATTACTTTAATATGTATTTTTGCTGAAAAATTTTATTGTGTATGGATAATAAAGAGATTGTTTTATTTGATAGAAGTATTCGTGTTACTTCTGATTGGTATGTATGTGTGTCTGATGCCCAGTGTGCGATAAATGAATCTCGTAACAGGGTTGGTTTGAAAAGGTATAATTTCAGCCAGTGGTTAAAGACGCTTTACGTAAGTGATATGGTTTGCAGTATTAATGAGAGCGGCAAGGATGCTTTTAAGGTTGAGTTTGACAATGATTCGGGTAAGATAGAGCAGTATTGTCATTTTGGTGTGTTTGTTAATATGATTTTGTCGGCAAGTCCTGTTAGTGGTGTGCTTGACGATGAGGATTGGTTTAATGATTACGTTTGTGATGTATATTCCATTGACGGTCATGTTTATGAACATGCCAAGATACTTGCCGTTGGCGGTTTGTGGCGTTATACGACAAAGAATGCCAGGTTCAGTGATGATATCCGTATGATGGATGATATCATGTATTCCGTTCCCGATGGTGACAAGGATGCTGTGTATAGCCTGTTCTTTGATTTGTTAGGTACGTTTTATTACAATTGGGAGTTTGCGTTGCGTTATGCGAAGAAACTTCTTTTAGGGGATGTGGAGGAATGATTATGAAATGTTTTATTCGTTTTGTCATGTTTCTCATATACGTTGACATTGTATTTGTTCTTCTTGTGTTTATGGTTCCTGCTGAAATGGCGTACCGATGGTCGGGTGGACGTAAGCCTTGTGGGTATGTTTCATGCCTTTCTGATTTTCTAGGATATCCTGACGGTTATCGTTATACGTTGAAGGATTTCTTTAGGGATATAAAACAGGGATGGCGTAATTTTAAGTAGTGACATGGCTAGTATTGATTATGATTATATTTTTTCCAATCTTGATACTGTGCTTGGACTTCCTTTAAGGCGTAGGGGTAAGCGGTGGACGTTGCCTGCCCGGATAAATCTGGAGAGCCATAGCAGGAAGGATAAGCTGGTTTTCTATATGAACAAGTCGGGCAGTATCACCGTTACCGAGCAGGGCGGTGATTCTGTCAACCTGTTTGACTTTCTTGTATCTTATCTTCCCGGTTGCAGTAGTGCTTCTGATGCTTTTAGGATTCTGTCAAGCCCGGACGGTTGCAGGATGAGTTTGAAGGATTTCTACGAGAGGGAGTATGATTCGGGTAGACAGGAATCAAGGTTTGTTGATGTGAAGTATGTTGACAGGCTTAGCGATGCCGGTCATTGGAAGGGTAATAACCTGTACGAGTACCTTTCAGGTGTTTTCGGTGTTGATTCCGTGAATGATGTGTTTTCAAGGTATAAGGTAGGATGTCTTGGAAGGGAATCCGCTGTGTTCTGGTATTCCGACAAGGATGGTAACGTGTGCCATGACAACAGGATAAGATATGAGGTGAACGGGCACAGAAATAAGGAAACCCATGCTTTCAGGAAGTTTACTACGGGCGAGGGGTTTACCTATCGCGGTTATTTTAAGCCGTTTTTAGGGGAGTATTGCAGCGATGCGATAACTTGTATGGTTGAATCGGAGAAAACCGCCCTAATAGCTTCTATGGCTTTTGGTAACGGTTTTGTATGGATAGCTTGTGGCGGAATGAACCAGCTTGGAAATAAATTGCCAAAAAATGTTATTTTATTCCCCGACTTTGATAATAAAGCTATATCTTTGTGGGGTGACAAAGGACGTGTTGCGAGATGGTGGGAATACCCTAGCCTGTCTTTTGGATTGAAGCATAACGATGATATCGGAGATGCTGTTATTAATAATTTTGATAGTATTAACATTAAAAAATTTAGGAAATGGATATTGGAATAGGAATTGATTTTAAGGAAAATCTTCTTTCATTGCGTAATTATATCTCTTTGGGATTTAGTTGTGATGATATTGATTTCAAGAACGCAGCTATTGCTTCCATTGACAGAATGATGGAAGAAGTGTTGGATGATCATGATGTGAATTTCTTTGACGCATTGCAGAATGTGATTGATAACCTTAGTGAGGTTAATACGGTAAAGGATTTTCACGATATTTGCTGTGAATTTTATCATGTGATGGATGAGAACGAGTGTGTCATGCACCGTGAGTTCTTTGAAAAACTGAAAAAATATCGTGAAAGCAAGATTGAACGTATTGTTCCTTTGAAGGAAAAAGACTGCATTGTCATGGGTAATAAGTATGTTGAATTAGGTAGCGGCAAAGAGTGTGTCGTTGACAGTATTATCCACATGCTTAGTGAGAATGACCGAATGATTAAAGATGCTGTTTTGTATGTAGACCATCTTGGTAAGCGAATAGCGTGCTCTATTGATGAGTTTAGGAAAAAGTTTGGGGTGAGGAAATAAGGCGTGTTATGGCTAATAAAGGAGAGATAAGGATTGACGGTAAGGTGATGGGAAAGGATTACGGCAGGTATTTCTATTCTCCACGTGGTAATATGTGGGCTGTCACCTTGTGTACGTATGACTGTGATGATGGTCGTATGTTTGAAAAAATAGAGTTGTATAGAACGAAGGATCAGGCTAGGGAGGCTGCATTTCGGTTAAACACGGAGGAAAGAAATGGGTAAGACAGATGCAAGTGTAATAAAACTACCTGATGGGTATTCATTGAAGAAGATTGATGAGCGCACTTATGAACTAGTCAAGATTGACGATTTCAAGAAAGGAGATTTCCTGTTTGCTAAAAGCAGGACAGGAGATTTAATAGATTATGTATTTATTAATACTGGTGGTTTGAAAGCTAATTTCTTATATAAGGACAAGAATGTTCTTATCTGTAATTTAGAGTTTAACTTTTCTAACAACTATGATATCTCAAAGGCTACTCTCGAACAGATTGCTGCCATGAGAAGGCTTTTATCCGAGAATAATTTTACTATTGTTGATGGTGAAGTTGTTCCAATTACAGATCCTGTTGTCGGCTTTGTTATTGTCAATGATGTGATTTATCCTGCAAGCAAGATTTATCGAAGCAGGGAATGCGCTATGTATGATTTAAAGAGAAAAGGAAATAAAAAATGAATCAAGTAAAATTTGTAAAATTAAGACGGGATGCAGTTCTTCCCGAAAAAAAAACTGATGGTGCTGCCGGGTATGATTTGTATGTTCCTGACAACACGTTGATAAGAAAAGGTCGTAACCTGATTAAACTTGGAATAGCCATTCAGATGCCATCAAATATGAAGGCTATTATCAAGCCTCGAAGTGGATTTTCTCTGAAAGGTATTATTGGTGTTGACGGGAAGTATCATGACGCTGATGTGTTGGATGGTGTTATTGATTGTGACTATACTGGTTGTATCGGTGTTATAGTGAAGAGTTTTGAGAAAGAGCCTTTCTATATTGCCGCAAAGGAGCGAATTGCTCAGCTTCTTTTCAGTAATTATATTGAGGTTGAATTTGTTGAGGTTGAAAGCCTTGATTCAACGGATAGGGGTGATGGAGGTTTTGGTCACACAAACAATGCAGGTAAGTAAGTATGAAAACAAAAAAGATAAACAAGATTTACGACAAGGGTTATGATAGTGTACTGAACAAGTATTTTATTTTAGCTATGTTTGTTGAGTTTGGTGAAACGAAGTATGATCGTATTTTCTTTTCTGATAAGAAGGATGCGGATAACATAAAAGTTGGTGATTTATTATGATTAGAGTTACGTTGAATAGCAGGGTGAAAATTATAAACCGTGATAAATACATTTCACTTCACGGTGAAGATTCTGTAAGCAAGTCAAATGTGTTCGGTAAATTTGTCACTGTTAAATACTGTTTTGATAATGGTGAAAAGTTTCTTTGCGCGGATGACCAGGGTAAAGAGTATATTCTTTTCTCAGATTGTATTGCTTATGTTGATCATGTTAAAGAGAGAAGCATCCTTGATGAAGCAAAGGATATCCGCAACAACAGCAGGCAGTCTGACTATGGTGATGCAGTAGTCAATTTTGAAAATATTTCCAAGATGGCTTCTTTGATTACGGGAAAGGAATTATCTCCTTATGACTGTGTTGCTGTACAGATAGCTGTAAAACTATGCAGACAGGGATTCCATAAAAAGCGTGACAATATGGTTGACTTGGCTGGCTACGCTGATATAATGCAATTAATTGTAGATAAGGAAAATGTGAGAAATGGGGAAAAAGGCTGACAATGCTTTGATGTATCGGAGAGTTTTAGCGGCAAGCGGTCTTTCCGATACTGATATTAACAGGAAAAGTAGGAAGCATGATATTGTTATGAACCGTGTGCTTGTGTGCTGTGTTATGCGTGACATGGGTTTAAGTATGTCTGATATTTCTGATTTCCTATGTATTGACAGGAGTAGCATATACAATCTTTTTAAATATTCTTCTGAACTTGACGAGAGGGTAAGGGAGATAAAATCTAAGATAAAGGAGGAAAGGTAATGGGTTTGAATAAAGGATGGGGTAAACTTCCCCTTAGTAACAATCTTCTTATTGACGATGAAAAACAGAAGAAGATTGATATAGCAAAGCATATTGATGATGCGAATGAGATGGAGTTATGGGCTGCGTCCGCTTATGTCATAGATACCAATCCTGTCTTGTTTTACAAGGCAACACACGTTATTGACGAGGGTATGTCAGAGCGTTCTTTGCTTATGAAAGCCAAGCAATGGGTTAATTCTCCAAGGATAACCCAGATTGTCAATTATGCCAAATCTTCCATGCTTGCTTCCGATTATGTGACACCATCCATGAGGCGTGTATTGGAAGGTGAGAATAAGGAAAAGACAAAGACTTTGATAAACAAGGATAACCTTGAATTTGAAGATGCGATAAGCCTTATAGAAAGTTTCCTAAAGCGTTCTGATATAGACACTGCTGATTTTAAGGATGTGAAAGGTGCGCTTGATATGCTTGCAAAGTTCAAAGGATGGCTTTCTGACGATGATGCTAGTGAGGATTTCTATGACAAGACCACCATAGCGTTTTTCCCATACGATTGCGACAAGTGTGTACGTGCCAAGGCAGGGTTATGCAACAAGTGTGTATATCATCGTGAATCAACAGGTGATCTTAGTGATGATGAACGTAAATGGATAAAGGAAAACGATACATGGAAAGGGTAGTCTATGTCGGTAAGGAAAACCACTAATTTGACGGTAAGGAACAAGGAAAGGGAAAGGCGTGTAAGGGAAATAGAGGAAGAGGGAGTATTTGATTATTACCATAAATTTACTCCTGTCCAGTTGTACAAGTACCTTTCACCTCTATGTAGTATTGATGCGTTACGGGTATTACGTTTGTGCGTATTATCCGCACAGAGGGGAGATAATATGATAACGTTGAAGTTTATAAGGAGGCAACTGAAATATAAGCCCAGGCGTTCTGTTTTTGATTCATTGATAAATGCCGGATTGATAATAGAACCAGTTCCTAATGTTTTTTCCTGTACGGTGAAGGTGAACGAGTATTCTCATATATTGAGCATGATGCGTATTGATGATAATGCTCCCGATGTTGTAGATGTGGATGATTTAAATTGTTACAAAGTTGTAGCAGAGGATAATATTAGTTACCGTGTCGTTAGCAAACGGGGAAGTGTTATAAAGAGTTTTACTGAAAAGAGTGAAGCAAGCAATTATCTTGACGAACTGTATTTTCCTAAAGGTGAAGATGGTGACGTGGAAGCATTGTCGAAAGAGGAAGAGGAAGAATTAACCATTTGATTAACTATTTTTAATATCGTTTTCTGTATTAGTTTATTTTTTAATATTACTTTTGTCGCATGAGATATTGCTATGATAAAGAACGGTATGATTATCTTGTCAACGAGATTTTTAAATGTGGCAAGATACTTAAAGAGAACACAACTAACGGTAAGGAAGTTAGCTGGAAGGTTTTCTGGATAAGGGTGGACGCTCACAAAAGAAGGCTGTCTGCAATGAGAGAATTAGACAAAATAAAAGAGGAGAAATATAAAAAATAAAAAAAATGGATTTAGTATTAAATTGTAAAGTAAAGAAAGTAGGTCAGTTACAGGCTGGTACAAGTAAGGCAGGTAATCCTTGGCAGAAGAGAAATTATCTCGTTGAGGAAATTGGTTCCATGTATTCCAAAGAGGTGTATTTCTATGTAATGGGCACCCTGTGTGATCTTCAATTGAAAGAGGGTGATACTATTACTGCCCATCTTGAAATCAGAGCAAGAGAATACCAGGGTAAATATTACAATGAAGTTGGGTGTTTTAAGATAGATATGCCGCAACCAGCACCTGCGCCTGCACCAGCACCTGTCCAACCTGAAAGACGGGATGATTTACCCTTTTAGTATTGCAATGCTTTCTGAAATGTGTGATTTTTGCTTGTATTGATTAAATTCTTGTTTTTGTTTGCGGATGGAGGTTTATCTTTTTTGCCATATTTCGGGTTTTCCTCCATCCGATTTTATTTGTAGTGGCATTAAGGAACAAATTTACACTATTATATAATAGTACATAATACTGATTAATATGCAATTAGTTTATAAATTTGACATCAATCATTCCGACAGGCTTTGCGCTATCTGCCGTGTCACGAACAACCTGTACAACCAGGCGTTGTATATTGTCCGTAACGAGTTGAAGGATAACGACAGGTGGCTGTTCTATCCCGACTTGGACAGGATAATGAAAAATGTCACCAACCTTGAAGGTACGGTAAATTACAGACTTGTAAAATCACACGTAGCCCAACAGACATTACGTGTGCTTGATAAGGCAATGAAGGGATATGTCAAGGCTGTAAAGGATTGGTCTAAGAATCCAGGGAAGTATAACGGTAAGCCCGAACTGCCATGCTATCACAAACGTGGTGGGATGAGCAATGCTATATATACCAACCAGTCGTGCAAGATACATGACGGGTATATAATCCTTGACCGTGACTTGAAAATACCCGTTCCGCAATGGGAGAAGTACAAGGACAGAATCGAACGGTTCAAACAGGTTAGGATAATTCCAAAACGTACATATATGACCGTGGAGGTTGTATATGATTGTGTCTGTTCGGATAATGTCGGTACTGGTATGGCTTCAATAGACTTGGGTGTGAACAACCTTGCCACGCTGGTTTGCGGATGCAATGCGCTGCTGTTTTCCGGCAAGGTTGTCAAGTCATACAACAGATGGTTTAACAAAACATTATCCATGCTGCAATCCATAAAGGACAGGCAGGGTATAGATAAACTGACAAACAGAATGAGAAAGATGTATGAGAAACGTGAACGGTTTATGAATGATTCGATGCACAAGACCAGCAGGCGTATCGTTGATTATCTTGTATCACACCATATAGGCACTCTTGCTGTAGGCTACAACAAAGGATGGAAGCAATCCGTCAATATGGGCGGAGTAAACAATCAGAAGTTTACATTCATCCCTTTTGCGAGGTTGAGAAGCTGCCTTAGATACAAGTGCGAGCTTGCAGGTATCAACTATATCGAACATGAGGAAAGCTACACTAGCAAATGTGATGCTCTAGCTATGGAGGATATATGCAAGCATGATAGCTATCTCGGTAAGCGTGTCAAGCGAGGGCTGTTCAAGTCGGCAGTTGGAAAGATTATCAATGCCGACGTCAACGGTGCGCTTAATATAGGTAGAAAAGTATTCGGTGACTCTTTCATGATAGCCGATATCGGGCGTTGGTATCGCCCTGAACGGGTTAACGTTCTAAAATGTGTGTAAAAATGTACATTAATACCTATTTCTGTTACTTTGCACTATGTAAATGAACCATTACGATGTTTTTACTTTGGCAGCAGGCAGATGTGAATCTTTACTGTTGCCTTTTTTGTTTAAAATACATACCTTTGCACTATGGACAATGAAAGAGAAATATTATCGAAACTTGACGCTATCATACAGAACCAAAAGGTTTTGTATGAGAATCAAATTGTCATCTTTCAAACTCTAGCATCAATCGGACAAAAGGTTTACAGCCAAAGTGATTTCAAGAGTTTTATGATAAATATGGTAGCAAACGGAATAACAGAAAGAGTAGAAGCCAATGATCAACAAAGAAGAAATATCTAAGATTGCAGACTATTACTTCCAAGTAAAAAGACTTGCAAACGGTATAAAATCGTCAACCAAAGAGCATGCGGAGAAGTTTTCTAAAGACCTTCTAGCCATATTCCTTTTGGCAGGGGCTAAATCGTTCAAGTCAATATCAAAACTCCCAGATAGCCAAAAAGAAAAAGTGATGGAACTGACCAAAAAGTTCCGTGAGGATATATATAACGACATATACCAATATGTACTGGAAAGCAATAAACTGTCACTAGAACTAAACGATGATCTTGGATGGGAGTATATTTCAATGACGGATAACGGCATTAAGGAATATATGGAAAGGACATACGGTGGAGAAACGACAAAGCAGAGAATAAACACAAATACAAACAGATTTCGCGCTGTTGTTGAAGTATATCTTGCCAATACATTACTGTCCACAAAAACGAACAATATAGAGAAAATAACGGATGAGGTTCAAAAAAAGATATGGAACAACATATCATCACCATATAACGTATCATTTATTCCACCAAGCAAACAGAAACACTACGGTAGAGGATATGCTACAAACGGTATAAGCCAGTTGTATGTTATAGAACAGCAGATGATTTTAGGTATTTTCAATGAAGCAAATTACAACTCATGGAAAAACATTCCAAATTTCAAGGGATGGAGAACAGCAGTAACATCTAAGAACCCATGCCAGTTCTGCATTGACGAGCAATATAGAATACACACAGACAGACCTAAGCTGCCGTTCCATGCCCATTGCTTGTGTATATTATATCCAGTGTTTAATGCATAATAACTTGATAATCAACATACCATTGAGTAACATTACCATAAGACGGGGGATTTCCAGCATCAACCACATCATTACGAGTAAATGATTTAGGAATATTTGTGCACGAAGGCATCAATATATTACCTGACCATTGACCTGTATAAGATCCATCTTTCGCTCTCCATCTATATCTAGCGTATGGTCTGCCGGATGAAGCAACGTAATCACTAGAAGTATTATTTGTAATGTTCAATCTGCATTTAGAAGAAGTAGAGCCATTTGTCAACTGTCCGTAAACAGAGAATCCAGAAGCGTTGGCTGTTGTATCTCCAAGTGTAATAGAAAGACTTTGTGTAACCACTATCGGCTTACGAATAAATCCGTCAGATGTAGTAGGGATTAAGCATAATACATTTCCACTGTAATCACAAAAATAACCCTTAAGATAAATATATGTATCCCCCATAGATATGAGATTATTACGATTAAGAGTAATTGAAATTTTTCCTGTACTATCAATACTACTTACAACGAAAACTCCAGAATCTACCAACCTTTTTGATTGATTATATACTTCCACCTTTATTTTCATATTAGACCAAGTAAATCCCCCAAGTATTTTACCCCAATTATACCTAGAATCAGCCCAATATGGTGAAATTGTAAGCACAAACGTTGCCTTTGTAGCGTCTACAGGATTAGTTAGAATATCTTTATCTATTGTAAGAGGTTTAGCCCCATGATCGTATCCATCAAAATCAGTAAGTCTAAACCAAGTCTTAGGTTTATCATATACCAATCTTTTATTTACAGAATCGTAAATTATACCAGATAAACTAGCGTTGTCAAATGAAGGGCTAGACGCTTCTTTGGGTTTTATATAACTCCACATATTAATTTTTTCGCTAAGACAAGCATACCCTAAATCATAACCGTTACTAGTAGGACCGATACCTAAGGTAGGATATACATCACTATCCAACCCTACAGGTGCGGTGATTTTACCGTTAGAGTGACCCATAATCACCCCCTTCCTCTATAACGGTATAAGAACCTTTACAAACAACAATGCCATTACAACTGATACTACGACAATGAATATCGCCATCAATTATAACAGCATCAGAAATATCATAATCACTAGGAAGTTCCCCACCACATAGTGTTACAACTTCGACTGCCCCTGTGCAGCTAGACTGC